CGTAGGCGGAGGCGGGTCTAACGGTTCGCTGCACGGTATGACCAAGTTCCACATGGACATCGGTCCCTGCAATCAGTTCTTCCTAGAGTACATCGCAAGGCCACAGACCGCAGAGATATTCTTCGAGGACGTGCTGATGGCGTGCGTCTTCTACGGGATGCCGGTACTGGCGGAGAATAACAAGCCAAGACTACTTTACCATTTCAAGAACAGAGGATACAGATCCTTTGCTACGAACAGGCCCGACAAGCCCATTGCGAAGCTCTCTAAGACAGAGATAGAGATCGGGGGCATACCCAACACCTCTGAGGACATTAAGCAGGCTCACGCATCGGCTATCGAGAGTTACATCGAGCAGCACGTGGGAATAGACATGGAGGGAACTTACCGTCCGTCGGACGAGATGGGCGTGATGCCTTTCACGAGAACGCTAGAGGACTGGGCTCGATTTGACATTAATAACCGTACAAAGCACGATGCCTCTATCAGTTCTGGACTTGCAATTATGGCTAACCAAAAACACTTATATTTAAAGGCTGTACAGAAGTCGAAAATAAGCGTTAAATTTGCACAATACGATAACAAAGGCTCTGAAAGCCATTTAATAAGATAATGACAGAACCAATCATTGCAATAAGCCCAACCAGTTTCCCGACTCAGTTGGCCACGGATACCGAAAAGGCATCAAAAGAGTACGGCCTAAAGATAGGTAACGCTATTCAATACGAGTGGTTCCGCAGGGATGCAGGGTCTTGTCGTTTCTATAACCAGTGGACAGAGTTCCACCGCTTGCGTCTTTACGCTCGTGGTGAGCAGTCTATTGACAAGTACAAGAAGGAGATGTCATTTGACGGAGACCTATCGTACTTGAACTTATCTTGGACCCCGGTCCCAATCATACCCAAGTTCGTTGATATTGTTGTCAACGGGATGGCAGACAGAAACTTCAGCGTAAAGGCTGTTGCACAGGATGCGATGGCCGCTGAAAAGAGGTCTCAGTTTCAGGACATGATTGAGGGCGACATGGTTGCAAAGGACTTCTTGATCCAGACAAAGGAGCAGTTCGGAGTGGACGCTTTCAACACTAATGTTGAGGACTTGCCATCGACCGACGAGGAGTTGCAGCTTTATATGCAATTAAACTACAAGCCTAGCATCGAGATTGCCGAAGAAGAGGCGATCAACACGATACTAGAGCAGAACTACTATGGAGACATCAAGAAAAGAATTAACTACGACTTGGCAGTCCTGGGTGTGGGTGGTGCAAAGCACAGCTTTTTGCCAGGGGCAGGTGTTAAGGTCGACTACGTTGACCCAGCCAACCTGGTCTACAGTTACACCGAGTCACCAACATTTGAAGATTGCTTTTACTATGGTGAGGTAAAGCAGGTTCCGATCACTGAGCTGATCAAGATCAAGCCTGACATTACCAAGGAAGAGCTTCATGAGATATCTCAGCTGGGCTCAGCATGGTACAACTACTATGGCATTATGCGTGCTTACCGCAACGACATATTCGCCAAGGACAACGTAACACTTCTTTACTTCAATTACAGGACAGACAAGAAATTCGTTTACAAGAAGAAGTTCTTGGACAACGGAGGAGAGCGTGTTATCCGCAAGGATGAGAACTTTAATCCAGAAGTGACTCCAGATGACAGGTTCGAGAAGGTAGAGAAGAGGATCGACGTTTGGTACGAGGGTATCTTGGTAATGGGTTCAAACCACTTAATCAAGTGGGAGCTTTCCAAGAACATGGTAAGGCCAAAGTCTGCGTCTCAGTATGCATACTCTAACTACGTTATGTGTGCTCCACGCTTGTACAAGGGAGTTGTTGAGTCATTGGTACGCAGGATGATCACATTCGCTGACTTGATTCAGATGACACACCTTAAGCTTCAGCAGGTCTTGACTAAGATCGTCCCAGACGGTGTATTCATCGACGCTGACGGACTTACCGACGTTGACTTGGGTAACGGTGCCGCTTACAATCCAGAGGATGCCCTACGCATGTACTTCCAGACCGGTAGTGTTATTGGTAGAAGCTACACATCTGACGGTGAGTTTAACAATGCACGTGTACCTATTCAGGAACTAAACGCTAACTCTGGTCAAGCAAAAATATCTAGCTTGATCGGTACATACAATCATTACCTTGGAATGCTAAGGGACGTTACCGGACTCAACGAGGCTCGTGACGGATCTATGCCATCGTCTGACGCACTAGTTGGTGTTCAGAAATTGGCTGCGGCTAATTCAAATACTGCCACAAGGCACATCCTTGACGCTGCACTATTCATCACAAGAAGACTATCCACCTGTATATCTGGACGTGTGTCAGATATCTTGGAGTACGCTGACTTCCGTGAGGAGTTTGCTAACCAGATCGGAAAGTACAACGTACAGATCCTAGAGAGCGTTAAGGACCTTTACCTGCACGACTTTGGTATATTTATCGAGGTATCTCCAGACGAGGAAGAGAAGCAACAGCTTGAGGCTAATATACAGATGGCATTGTCTAGAGACCAGATAGGCCTAGAGGATGCGATCGATATCCGTGAGATCAAGAACTTGAAGCTTGCCAACCAATTGTTAAAGGTTAAGCGCAAGGAAAAAGAGAAGCGTGAGATGGAGAAGCAGCAGCAGATCTCTCAGTTCCAGTCGCAGTCTAATATCGAGGCCGCTAACGCTACAGCTCAGGCCAAGATGCAGCAGATTCAAGCCGAGACTCAGTCTAAGATCGAGATCAAGAGGGCAGAGGTTCAGTTTGACGTGGAGAGAATGCAGCAAGAGGCGCAGATCAAGCTTGGTCTTATGCAGCAGGAGTTCCAGATGAACATGCAGCTCAAGGGCGTAGACATGCAGGGGCTAACCGAAAAGGACAAGATGAAGGAAGAGGCAAAGGATAAACGAGTATCTTTACAAAATACACAGCAATCAAAGTTGATCGAGCAAAGAAAAAACAACTTGCCACCGGTAGACTTCGAATCGAATGAGGACACCCTTGATGGATTTGACCTAGCGTCATTTGAGCCAAAATAGTGTGTCACAATTATTCGTAAATTTGTGACAAAATAATTAAATCTAATATGACAAACGAATTTAAAGTGCGTGCTATCTCTTTTGATGAGGAGAAATCCGTTCAAGAGATTGAGGAGCAGCTATTGAAAGAACACGAAGAGAAGAATGGTATCTCTTCAGAGGAAAAGCCAGTAGAGACCACAGTGGTGGGATCGGATGGCACGATTGAAAAAGAAAGTGTTGAAGAGACTCCGGGGGCAACCCCAAGAGAATTGGAAGACACAGACGTTCTTACATATCTTAAAAATCGGTACAACAAGGAGATCAACTCTGTAGATGAGTTGTTTTCCGCAAGAAAAGAGGCCGAGGAATTACCAGAGGACGTGTCCGCATTCTTGAAGTTCAAGAAGGATACAGGACGTGGTTTCGAAGACTTTGTTAAAATCAACAAGGACTACGATACAATTCCCGCCAACCAGTTGCTGATCGAGTATCTTAAGGAGACCAATCCCGACCTAGACGATGAGGACATCAAGTTCGAGGTAGAGAGCAGGTACTCTTACGATGCTGAGTATGACGACTCGAAAGAGGTTAAGTCAAAACAGATCGCAATGAAAAAAGATCTTGCCAAGGCCAAAGAGTACTTTAACAACCAGAAAGAGCAGTACAGAGTTCCTCTTGAGTCAAGAGAAGGCTTTGTTCCAGAGGGTGAAAAGAGTTCTTACGAGGCCTTCAAGAAGTATTCCAAAGAGACCGAGGAAATGCAAAAGCAGCAGATGGAGCGCTCAGAGTTCTTTGCAAAGAAGACAGAAGAAGTCTTCAACGACAAGTTCAAAGGTTTTGAATTCAATGTCGGTGAGGGTGATGTATCTTTCAAACCTAGCAACCCAGAACAAATGAAGAAAGCTCAGTCCGATGTCAGCCAGTTTATTGGTTCGTTCTTAGATGAGAATGGATTTATTAAAAACGCTGAAGCATACCACAAATCAATTGCCGTTGCAATGAACCCAGACAGCTTCGCCAAGTTCTTTTACGAACAAGGAAAAGCTTCTGCAATCGATCAAGTAAGCAAGGAGTCTAAGAATATCCAGATGGATATCAGGCAGACACCGCAGCCGACCATGACCGGTGGATTCAAAGTAACTGCTCTTGACAATGACCACGGCTCTGGACTACGTATAAAAACACGTAACTAAAAAAACTAAAAAAACAAAACTATGTCTGGATCAGTACAAGTGAGCCCAGGGTATGCTATTACCCCCTCATCCGTTAAGGCTACATTGCCTTCCAACTACATTACCAACTTCGATTTCTTGAATCAGTATCTTCCTGATACCTACGAGAAAGAATTCGAGCGTTACGGTAATCGCTCTATCGCATCTTTCTTACGTCAAGTAGGAGCTGAGATGCCTTCTAACTCTGACCTTATCAAATGGGCAGAACAAGGTCGTTTGCACACTAAGTATGCAAGCTGTACTTCCGCTGCTGCTGCAGGTTCAAGCACTGCTACATGGACTGTCGCTGACTCTGGTATTACTGCATGTAACTTCCGTGTTGGTCAAACTGTCTTCTTGTCAAGCAACTCTGGTGTTGCTAGCGACAAAGCTATCATCACTGCAGTATCTGGTTTGACTTTCACTGTAGCTTATTATGCTGCTGCTGGTCAGGTTATTGCTGTTTCTACTGGATCTACTGCATTCGTTTACGGTTCTGAATTCAAAAAAGGATCTAACGGTATGGCCGGATCTTTGGAAGCTCAAGATACTTTCTACGATAACTCTCCTATCATCATCAAGGATAACTACGACGTATCTGGTTCTGACATGGCTCAGATCGGATGGGTAGAAGTTACTACTGAGAATGGTGCTACTGGATACTTGTGGTACATCAAGTCTGAGCACGAAACTCGTTTGCGTTTCGAAGACTACATGGAAATGGCCATGGTAGAAGGTGTTCCTGCTGAAACCGCTTCTGGCGCTATCGCAGTAACTGGTGATGTTGGTAACAAAGGAACCAAAGGTTTGTTCTACACAGTTAACCAACGTGGAAACGTTTGGGCTGGTGGAAACCCAAGCACTTTGGCTGACTTCGATGCTATCATCCAACGTTTGGACAAGCAAGGTGCTATCCAAGAGAACGTATTGTTCTTGAACCGTAACTTCAGCTTCGATATCGATGATATGTTAGCTGCTCAAAACAGCTACGGTGCTGGTGGTACAAGCTTCGGTTTGTTCAACAACGATGAGAAAATGGCCTTGACTTTAGGTTTCTCTGGATTTAAGCGTGGATATGAGTTCTACAAGACTGATTGGAAGTACTTGAACGACGCTGCCCTTCGTGGTGGTATCAAAGGTGGTGAAATCAACGGTGTGTTGGTTCCTGCTGGTTCAACTACTGTTTACGATCAAGTTATGGGTAAGAACGCTAAGCGTCCATTCTTGCACGTTCGCTACCGTGCTAGCGAAACTGAGAATCGCAGATACAAGACTTGGATCACAGGTTCTGCTGGTGGAGCTTCTACTAGCGACTTGGATGCAATGAAAGTTAGTTTCTTGTCTGAGCGTGCATTGTGCACCTTGGGAGCTAATAACTTTTTCTTATTTAAGAGTGCATAACTCTTAGTTATCAACAATCAAATGGGGTGGGCACTATGTGTTCACCCTTTTTGTTTATATTTGTACCAACAATTAAATCTACTTATGATAAAATCTACAAATGAGCTTAAGGACAGGGTATTTGTCCTTATCTCCGACACAACTCCGTTAACTTATGTGTTGCCATCTCGTAACACCAGAAGATTCCCACTACTCTATTTTGATGGAAAGACTAACCGTGCGCTTCGTTACGCAAGAAACCAGAAGTCAGTATTTGAAGACGAGCAAGATGACAACGCGATCATCGAGCCAATCATCTTCGAGGATGGCGCTTTAGTGGTTCCTGCAAACAATCCAATCTTGTCACAGTTCTTAGACATTCACCCATTGAAGGATCAGGTCTTTATGGAATTGAATCCAGAGAAAGAAGCTATGAACGATATTGAGGACATGAACGTAGAGCTAGACGCTCAGATCGCTGCTAGAAATATGGACCTGGATACCATGTTAGCTATCGCTAGATTGGTTTGGGGCCCTATCGTAGACACGATGACCACTCCAGAGTTAAAGAGAGACATCTTGTTGTACGCAAGAGAGTATCCGATACAATTACTCGAGATGTTAAACGACCCATCATTGACTGAGACAGCTTTGGCCTCTAAGGCGCTTTCTGAGGGCTTATTTGGTATGCGTAACAATAACCGTGAGATCTGGTTCAATATGACTGGAAACAAGCGCAAATTGATGAACGTGCAGCAAGGCGAGGATGCCGTGTATGTTCTTACCGCATACTTGGAATCTGCCGAAGGAAAAGAAGTTTTGGAAATGGTAAAATCTAAACTTTCTTAACTATATTTGCAGCACTATGCAAAAGTTCCTTAAAATCTCTGCAAGCTCAACTGGCGATGTTCTAGTTGGTCTTGACAACATCGTATTGGTGTCTGCTACTACTAGCACCGTTGTTTTGACTTACAGCGCAGGTTCTGCTTCAGCCGATATCTGCACTATCACTCACACAACTGATGCCACCTTGGCAACCCGTGATGCAATTTACGCTGCTATCCAATTGGGTAACGAGGCTTCCTCTAACCCAACTGCGTTTGTGGTTCCAGTATTGCCAGCCGGCGTTGCTGTATCTACAGTAGTAGTTGCTTAATTAAGCCATTAACGATGTAAGGCCATCTCGAGAGGGGTGGCCTTTTTTTGTTATCTTTGTGAGAACATGATTAACACGGTTAGAAATACTGTTATGGCTATCATAAACAAGGATAACAACGGTTATATTACACCGGAGGAGTTTAACTTGTTTGCCAAGCAGGCTCAGCTAGAGATATTTGAACAATACTTTTACGATTATACAAACTGGGTCAACAAGCGAAACGCAAGGATGGCCAACGATGGATACTCGGACATTCAGAAACAAATTGCAGAAAACATTGATACATTTAGCGCTCAGGCGACTCTTGCGTATAATTCTGGTGCCGGGGCTTTTACTGCATCTGACGATGCTTACTTTGTTAACGTTCTACTTTACAATAACAAAGAGATTGAGTACGTGGCTCACACAAAAATTATGAACCTTATCACGTCAAACTTGACGACTCCTACTACATCGTATCCTGCGTACTATGAGAAGGACCACCTTTATTATGTATATCCAAGCTCAATCCAAGCCAATGTTAGTGCTCTGTACGTTCGCTATCCTCTTGATCCTAAGTGGACATACACTGTCGTGTCGGGGTCGCCTATATTCAACCAGTCAGCTCCTGATTATCAAGACTTTGAGCTTCCGCAGAGCGCACAAAACGATGTAGTTTTCAAGATCCTTTCATACGCTGGTGTTAACATCCGTGAGAACGATGTGGTTCAATTCGCAATGGCCGGAGATAACGCAGAACAAACTAAGCAATCATAATGTCATACATAAGTAACCAGCAATACTACTCAGACCCTAACAATAACGGGGACTACCAGTACGTCAGCCTATCTGATGTAGTGAATAACTTCATGTTAATGTACGTTGGTGACGACAAGTTGATCGGTACCGTTAACAGATACAACGTCCTGTTCTACGCTAAGCGTGCGATACAGGAGCTGAACTACGATGCTGCCAAGAATGTCCGTGTACTAGAGTTCAAGATTGGGCCGGACCTTAAGTTGATATTGCCTCCAGACTACATGAACTATGTTCGTGTGTCATTGGAGACAGAGGGTATCTTGCACCCATTGTTCGAGAGCAAGTCAGTAAACTACGCAAGCACATACTTAAAAGACTCAGCTGACAATATTCTTTACGACCAGAACGGAGAAGTACTTACCGGTACCTCCGAGCTAGACATGAAGAGACTGCAAGGATATCCAAAGGCATTGTTCAACGGAGACGCTTGGGCAAATGGCAAGTGGGGATGGTTTGTAGATGGTCTTTGGTATTTCAACTACAACCTAGGTGGATACTATGGATTGAATGGCGAGACAGCAAATGCCAACCCAACATTTAGAATCGATCAAGGATCTGGAGTAATCAACTTTAGCTCACAGCTTTCAGACCAGTTATTGGTGATGGAGTACATCTCCGATGGTCTTGAGAACGGTGATGACTCTTTGGTAAAGGTGAACAAGTTTGCCGAGGACTTCATGTACAGTTATATTAAGTGGGCTATATTAAACAACCGTGTTGGTGTGCAGGAGTATATTGTTCGTAGAGCAAGAGAAGAGAAGTCAGCCCTACTTCGTAATGCCAAGATCAGAATGAGCAACTTGCACTCTGGCAGATTATTGATGGTATTACGGAATCAATCTAACTGGATTAAATAATGCAATTAACAAGAAGCCTAGTAGCCGGAATAATGAACAAGGATCTAGACGAGCGTCTAGTTCCAAACGGGCAGTATCGCGATGCCCAGAACGTAACTATCGGTACCTCTGAGGAGGCCGGTATTGGAGCCGTGGCTAACGAGCTTGGCAATAGCCAGGTAAGCGGGCTACAGACCGCCGCTAGAGCATTCTCTGGTGACAACACGTTCTCATTGACAGGTGCCAAGACCATCGGATCAATATCTGCTCCCGCAGAGTTCTTGATTTTCTGGTTCGTAAAGGCGTCTACTGGAAATATTATAGCATCTTACAATGCACAGACAGGACTTACATCGGTCCTTGCAATGGACACTAGGTCTGGATCTAACAATGTATTGAACTTTAAGGTAGACTACTTAATCACAGGTGTAAACTATATCAGCGGTCTATTATTTTGGACAGACAACTTAAACCCACCAAGAAGGATAGACACTAAGTCTTTCTACGCTTACAATAACTTCACAGAGGAGAGCATCAACGTAATTGTGAAGCCACCATTGACGGCTCCTACTTTGGGTTTGAGGATTGACACAAGCGTATCAAATAATATTAAGGACAAGTTTTTATACTTTGCGTACAGGTATAAGTACTTTAATAATGAGTACTCTTCATTCTCTCCGTTCTCTGTAGTTGGTTTTGAGCCGGATACCTTTACATTCGACTATGGCACAGGTGTTAACAAGTCAATGCAAAACAAGTACAGCCTTATAGATATTTCATTTTCTATGGGTGGATCAAACATCAAAGAGATTCAGTTGTTATTTAAAGACTCCGCTAGTATCAATGTTAATGTTATTGAGAACCTCGTAAGGACTGACTTGGTCTTGGGGAATATACAGAATGTTACATATAATTCTTCAGCAAATACTGGCACATTCTCTGGATTTGCCAATAACAAGGTATACGGTGTATTACCATCAAGCCAATTAACAAGGCTATTTGACAACGTGCCCTTAAAGGCAAAGTCTCAAGAGTTGATCGGTAGCAGACTTATATACGGAAACTACACACAATTTTACAATATTGTAGACATTTCCGGAAGAAAGATTGTTCCAAATTATAGCGCAAGCATTATTAGTGAAAGTAAATTAAGTACATTATATGTAGTAAACAATCCGGTAAAGACGTTACACTCTAATAGAGACTACGAGATTGGTATCTGCTACATGGACGACTATGGTAGAATGAGCACCGTCTTAACATCAACTACCAATACAACAAATATTTCTTCTTTAAATTCTGATACAAGGAATTATTTAAAACTTACAATAAAGAACGAGGCTCCAGCATTTGCGACCAAGTACAGGGTATTTGTAAAACAAGCTAGAGGGCAATACTATACCATATTCCCTAATATTTTTTATACTGATGGGATGTATACGTATTTCATGATTAACCAGTCTGACTTAGACAAGGTTCATACAAATGATTACATTGTATTTAAAGTAAATCCAAGTGGAATTACATATAGCAATACAGAGTTTAAGGTTCTTGACGTAAGCGTAAAGGAAAAAGATTTCTTAAACAATAAAAAAACCCAAATATCTGGTGTATATATCAAAGTTAAGACTGATGGGAATGTAGCATTCTCTTCTTTAAATCTTAAGATAAACAAAACAACAAGTATTGGCGCTAACTCCGCAAGAAAGTCTTCAACTAAATGTTCCTTATCTGAAAAAACAATTGATCCACTACTTAACAGACATGCGTTTACTGAAGATCCGGTTTTTTATGGCGTAGGGTTAAATGATTTGGGAACTCCAAGAAAGGGTCTTATTATTGATCAAGACTCTAGGGTTACTATAGAGATAGATGGTCGAACTGCCGCTGGTGTTGATACTTTTAGGTACTTGGTTATTGGATTAGGAAGTGGAAGTTGGGCTAGTCAAAATGTTCCAATAACAGCATTAACACAAGATATTGTGGTATCGGGAGTGGTTATTTGTGCTATTAGATTTGCCAGCACAAAGGGTCACACAATTGGAGATTCTTGGAGAGTAAATGTAAGATCTGCTGCACAATTAGATGTATCTAGGACGGTATTTAATGGACCACTTTCTTTTAGTGGTGACAACGACGGTCTTGGTGGTGTTGCTATTGTTCCGGAAATAACGGAAGTTATTTATGGCGGAGCTGTAATTTCTATAAAGATAAGCGAGTCTAGAGTAGGTGGAGGCGATAATCAACCAGAACAAACATTTATAGCATCTAAGGATTATATAAACATAGAGGAATGGTTTTTTGAAGATGCGATTTACGATAAGTTTGTAATGATTGCACGTAATCAAAACCAAGGTGCTCAAACAGTATATTTCAGAAGGTGTGGAAATTACAAAACGGTTGGGTCTGGATCACAGCAACTAGCTCAAGCCACTCAAGATGATTTTGGAAAAATTAGAATGTTTATAAAAGGACACGCTAATGCTGTATCTCCAGAGTTTAAAGCGGATACAAATGATTGTTCAAGGGCAATACTTCGTGTAGAACTTTCAATAACACAAACAAAAAATAAAACTATAATTGAGACTCAGCCAAAGAACACTGACCTTGATATATATCACGAGACAGACACATTCGCTGTTACAAATGGTCTTCATTCTGGGAATGTTCAAAATCAAACTCGTGGTGGATCCGGTTCAACACAGGCTCCAGCTATTTTAACACTTGACAATGTATATAATGCATACTGCTTTAGAAATGGTGTTGAGAGCGACCGTATTCGTGATGACTTTAATGCATCGTACATGCAATACAGCCCACGTGTTTCTTCTACGATTGAGAATTATGAGCAGGAACATGTTCCACATGGACTAACTTACAGTGGTGTATTCAGACAGGATACAGGCACAAACAGGCTTAACGAGTTCAACCTATCTACGGCTAACTTCAAGTACGTTGACCGTTTCTTTGGAAGTATCCAAAAGCTTTACGCTCGTGACACAAACTTGATCGTATTCCAAGAGAATAAAATATCTACCGTCCTTTACGGAAAGAATTTGCTAAGCGACTCTGCCGGTGGCGGATCAATTGCTAGTATCCCAGAGGTATTGGGAACTCAGATTTCTTTTGTAGGCGAGTATGGCATCAGCTTAAACCCAGAGAGCTTTGCTACATGGGGCAACGACATGTTCTTTACTGATGCTAGGCGTGGTGTTGTTTTAACCATATCTGGCAACGACTTGGGAGAGATATCTATTCAAGGCATGAAGGACTGGTTTAGAGATTTATTTGTTGCAGGAACTAACAAGCAAAAAATTGGTGTTTT